CCTCCGAAATCATAAATTCCCTGTTTTCGAGCGGGTGACCCCGAAATGGAGCCGCGAGGCCGGAAAAGCGCCGACGCCGTGATCGCGACCGCGCAGGTCGTGCATCTGCCGGGCAAGTGGCCCGAGCCGCCGGCGGAGCTGACGGAGACGCAGGCGCAGGCCTGGCGGGCGATCGTCGCGACGAAGCCGCACGACTGGTTCGGGCCGGACACCTATCCGCTCCTCATGGAGTACGTGCGCGCGATCCAGTCGGCGCGCGTGATCGCCGAAGCCATCGAGAGGTTCGACCCCGCGTGCCTGCTGCAAGAGGACGGCCTCGACCTGTTCGAGCGGCTAAATCGAATGCAGGACGCAAAGAGCGGAACGCTCGCGCGGCTCGCGACGAAGATGCGGCTCGCGCAGCAAAGCCGGTACGACAAGCAGGCGGCAAACGGAAAGGCAAAGTCCGCGGGAAGCCCCGGGCTGAAGCCGTGGGAGCGCCCCCGACAGTAGGGCAGGAGATCTGCGACTGGATCGAGTCGCACTGCCTGATCCCCGAGGGCAAGTTCGTCGGGCAGCCGTTCAAGCTGCGGCCGTTCCAGCGGAAGGTCATCTGCGGGATCTACGACACGCCGACGCGGCGCGCGCTGATCTCGTTCGGTCGCAAGAACGCGAAGACGACGCTGTCCGCGGCGCTGCTGCTCGTGCACCTGGTCGGACCGCGGGCGCGGCCGAACTCGCAACTGTTCTCGGCGGCGCAGTCGCGGGAGCAGGCGGCGATCCTGTTCGCGCTGGCGGCGAAGATCGTCCGGCTCTCGCCGGCGCTCCGGGACTATGTGACGGTGCGCGACACGGCGAAGCAGTTGGAATGCCGCGAACTCGGCACGCTCTACCGCGCGCTCTCGGCCGAGGCCTCGACGGCCTACGGCCTGTCGCCGGTGTTCGTCGTGCATGACGAGCTCGGCCAGGTGCGCGGGCCGCGGTCGGAACTGTACGAGGCGCTCGAGACGGCGGCCGGCGCGCAGGAGGAGCCACTCTCGATCGTGATCTCGACGCAGGCGCCGACGGATGCGGACCTGCTGTCGGTCCTGATCGACGACGCGAAGACGGGCGCGGATCCGCGCGTGAAGCTGTTCCTGTTCACGGCGCCGGAGACGCTGGATCCGTTCAGCGATGAAGCGATCGTCGCGGCGAATCCGGCCTACGGCGATTTCCTGAACCCCGCGGAGGTGCGGGACCAGGCGGAGAGCGCGCGCCGAATGCCGTCGCGCGAGAGCGCGTACCGGAATCTCGTGCTGAACCAGCGCGTCAGCCAGACGACGCCGCTGATCTCGCGCGCGGTCTGGGAGTCGTGCTCGGGCGAGCCGGACGAGGACGTACGGCGTGAGGGCGTCGTGTACGTGGGGCTCGACCTGTCGGCGCGAAACGACATGACCGCGCTCGTGATGATTGCGCAGGACGCGGCCGCGACGTGGCACGTGTGGTGCCGGTTCTTCGCGCCGCAGACGGGCATTCACGACCGCGCGGCGCGCGATCGTGCGCCCTACGACGTATGGGCCCGCGACGGCCATCTGACGGCGACGCCCGGCGCGTCGGTCGACTACGGGCTCGTCGCGGAACAGTTGTGCGAGTGGTGCGACGACTACCAGGTCGCCGCGATCGCATTCGACCGATGGAGGATCGACGTGCTGCAGAAGGAGATCGCGCGGCTCGGCCGCGAGCTGCCGCTGCAGCCGTTCGGTCAGGGCTTCAAGGACATGAGCCCGGCGCTCGACGCGCTCGAGGCGGAAATGCTGCAGGCCCGCATCCTGCACGGAGGCAACCCCGTGCTCACGTGGAACGCAGCGAACGCGGTCGCCACCCGCGACCCGGCCGGCAATCGGAAGCTCGACAAGATGAAGGCACGCGGACGGATCGACGGTCTCGTCGCTCTGACGATGGCGCTGGGGGTCGCGGTGAAATCGCAGCCGGTCACGGACCTCTCGGCGTTCCTCGGCGCGCCGCTCTCCGTATGAACTGGTTCTCCCGCACGTTCAGCTGGATGGGCGCGCTGTCCGTCCGGCCGGGTCAGCAGGCCACGGCGCCATCGACGACGATCGTCGAGGACACCATCGCGCCCTCGACCGATGGCGTGCTGCAGCTCTCGACGGTCTGGCGCTGCGTCGACCTGCTGTCGCAGATCGTCAGCACGCTGCCGCTGTTCACCTACGAGAACCGGCTGAACGGCCAGCGAGATCTCGCCCGGACGTCGCTGCTGTATTCCCTGCTGCACGACTCGCCGAACCGGATGATGACCCCGGCCGAGTTCTGGGCGGTGCTGATCTCGAACTGGCTGCTGCGCGGCAACGGGTACGCGCGGGTCGAGCGCAACGCGGCAGGCGAGGCGATCGCCCTCTGGCCGCTGCCGGCGAGCGATGTGCAGCCGTTCCTGATGGATACCGGCGAGATCACGTACGTCCTGCAGAGCGGCGCACAGCAGGTGCTGCTGATGCAGGACGACGTGCTGCACCTCAAGGGCATGGGTAACGGCATCGCGGGCCTGTCGCGCATGGAGTACATGCGGCTGACGACGACCGAGACGCAGCGCGCGCAGGCACAGGCGACGCGCCTCTTCCGTCACGGGAACAAGCCCTCCGGCATCCTGATGATCGACAAGGTCCTCCCGGATGCCCAGCGTGCCGCGATCCGGCGGAGCTTCGCGGAGATCGCGGAGGGCAGTTCGTCGCGGCTGCACGTGCTCGAAGCGGGCATGAAGTACGAGACGACGCAGCTGTCGCCCGAGGATGTGCAGCTGCTCGAGACGCGGCAGTTCGGCGTCGAGGAGCTGTGCCGCTGGTACGGCGTCCCGCCGGTGCTCGTCGGTCACTCCAACGTCACGACGTGGGGCACCGGCATCGAGCAGATCATCGAGGGCTTCTACAAGCTCACCGTGCGCCCGATGCTCGTGCAGGTCGAGCAGGCGCTCACGAAGCGCGTCCTCACGCCGCGCCAGCGCGCGATCTACTCCGTCGAGTTCTCGTTCGACGCGCTGCTGCGCTCGAACCTGAAAGACCGCCTCGAGGTGTACGCGAAGGCGACGCAGAACGGCATCTACACGCGCAACGAGTGCCGTCAGCTGGAAAACCTTCCGCCGGTCACCGGCGGCGACGCGCTCACCGCGCAAACCAATCTCGTGCCGATCGACATGCTCGGCAAAGTCCCCCCGTCAGGAGCGAGCAATGCTGCTTCGGAAGTCCCTACCGCTCAGTGACGCAGGCCTGAAGCTCGACGCGGAGCGCGGCACGTTCGCCGGCTACGCCTCGGTATTCGGCGGCGTCGACAGCTACGGCGACACCATCCTTCGCGGCGCGTACGAATCGACGCTGCGCGGGAACGGCAAGCCGAAGATGTTCTTCAATCACGACTCGTTCGCGCTGCCGATCGGCAAGTACCTGTCGGCGCGCGAGGACGAGAAAGGCCTCTACGTCGAAGGCGAACTCACGGCCGGCAACCCGCAGGCAGAAGCCGTGCGCGCTGCGCTGAAGCACGGCACGGTCGACGGTCTCTCGATCGGCTACTACCTGAAGAAGGGCGACTTCGACGAGACCGAAGGCGGCCGCGTGATCCGTCGCGTGCATCGCCTGGTCGAGGTCTCGGTCGTCACGTTCCCGGCCGACGAAGCCGCGCGCGTGGATCTGGCCTCGGTGAAGGCCGAGGACCTCGACGAGGTCGAGACCATCAAGGATTTCGAGCGTCTGCTGCGCGATGCAGCCGGCATGTCGAACGGGCTGGCGAAAGCCATCGTAGCCCGAGCAAAGGTCGTCTTCGACGCGCGTGAGGCGCGGGCGGAGGGTGCGGCCGACGAGAAGGCGAGGCAACTGGCACTGCAGCATCTCGCCAGCAAGGCGGACGGTTACCACACCCTGTTCAAGAGGAATCAGTTATGAGCGATCCCGTGGTGAAGCTGATCGAAGGCATCGAGACGAAGCTCGACGCGTTCGCGGAGAAGGCGGCGACCGAAGTGAAGGACGCCAAGTCGACCAGCGCCGAGACGAAGGCCGCGATCGACAAGCTCGGGCAGGCGCAGCTCGAGTTCGCGCAGCGCCTGGTTGCCATCGAGCAGCGCGGCGGCACGCCGGCGGCCGCGGACGGCGCCGAGACGTGGGGCAAGCAGCTGATCAAGGCCGACGCCTACCGGGCGTTCGTCAGCGGCGCGCAGTCGAAGCTCCGCCTCGAGGTGAAGAACACCCTGACGGGCTCCGACACGAACGTCGCGCCGGACCGCAAGCCGGGCATCGTTGGCGGCGCGTTCCAGGTGCTGACGGCGGAGTCGCTGTTCACGGCGGTGCCGACGGCGTCCAACGCGATCGAGTTCACGAAGGAGAACGCCTTCACGAACTCGGCGGCGGAAGCGTCCGAGGGCGCGGCGAAGGCCGAGTCGGCGCTGACGTGGACGCTGGTGAATATGCCGGTGTCGACGGTGGCGCACTGGATCAAGATCAGCCGCCAGCTCGCGGCCGACAATGCGGCCCTCGCCGCGTACGTCGACACGCGGATGCGCTACGGCGTGCAGAAGCGCGTCGATACGCAGCTGGTCGCGGGCGACGGCACGGCGCCGAACATCTCCGGCTTCATGGACACGGGCAACTTCACCGCGCACGGCTACGCCGACGCGGCGCTGGGCACGGTCCTGAAGAAGATCGTGCTGGTCCGGAAGGTCATCGCCGACCTCTGGGCGGCCGGCTACCCGGCGGACGCGATCGTGTTCAACCCGGCCGACTGGGCGACCATCGAGATCGACCTGCTCACGGTGCAGGCGGGCAAGGTGCCGTTCCAGATCGACGCGGCGGGCGTGCCGCGCCTGTTCGGCGTGCCGGTCGTGCAGTCGAACGGCATGACGGCGGATCTGTTCGCGGTCGGCCGCTTCTCGGAAGCGGGCACGATCTACAACCGCGAAGGGGTCGTCGTGGAGATGTCCGACTCGGACTCGGACAACTTCACGAAGAACCTGATCACGATCCGCGCCGAGCGGCGTCTGGCGCTCGCCACCGAGCGTCCGGCGGCGATCCGCGCCGGCGACCTGACCCCGGCCTAAGCGGGAGGCGCGCATGGTTCGCATCAGGTTCAAGCGCCTGGTGATCAGCCCGCAGTACGGCAACTGCGGGCCGGGCGACGTGGTGTCGTGCGGCGAGTCGTTCGCACGGCACTGCGTCGAGGACCTGCGCGCTGCCGAGTACCTGCCGGCGCCCGCGGCCGGCTCCACGACCGCCGGGGCATCTGCTCCGGCGGCCGTCCCCATTCCTGCGCCGGTGCCTGAAGCGCCGGCGATCAAGCGACGGAAGCGGGCATGACCCCTCAGTATGGCCTACAGGTCGTCACGGAGCCCACGGCGGAAGCCGTGCCGCTCGCGATGGCCCGCGCGCAGTGTCAGATCGACGGGGCGGATCACGACGCCGTTCTGACGACGTACATCCTCGCGGCCCGCGCCTACGTCGAATCGATCACCGGCCGCGCGCTCATGGCGCAGACGCTGCGCATGACGATCGACGAATTCCCGGACGAGCCGCTCGACCTGCCGCGGGGGCCGGTGTCATCGGTGTCCTCGGTGACCTACCTCGACTCGGCTGGCGCGACGCAGACCGTCAGCGCCTCGACGTACGTCGTCGACACGAATTCCATTCCCGCGCGGCTCGCGCTCGCCGACGGCGCATCGTGGCCGACCCCGGCCGTGCGCCCGGGCGCGGTGGCGATCAACTTCGTCGCGGGCGGCACGCTCGACACGGTGCCCGAGCCGCTGCGGCACGCCATCCTGATGCTCGTCGCGCACTGGCACGCGAACCGCGAGGCGGTGAGCGTCGGCGGCAACGTGACCTCGATCCCGCTCGGCTTCGACGCTCTCGTCGCCGCGTACCGGCTCAGCTGGCTGTGAAGGCGGGCGCGCTCGACCGCCGCCTGACGATCCAGTCGCGGGCGCTCACGCCGAACGCGCGCGGCGACGAGATCGCCAGCTGGTCCGACACGGCGACCGTCTGGGCGAACCGCCGGGACGTCTCCGGACGCGAGTTCTTCTCGAGCTCGGAGATACGGGCGGACATCTCGACGGTCTTCCGCATCCGGCACCGCGACGGTGTCAGCGTGCTCGACCGCGTGGTCGAGGACGGCCTGACCTACGACATCGTCCACATCGCGCGGATCGGGCGCCGTGAAGGGCTCGACCTGGTCTGCCGCGCGGCGGTGCCGTGAGCGACGAGGTCCGCGTCGAAGGCCTCGAGGAACTGCGGAAGGCGTTCCTGCAGACGTTCCCGAAGAAGTTCGGCGGGAAGCAGGTGCAGGCCGTGCTCACGCGCGCCACGCGCCCGACTATCCTCGCTGCGCGTGGCCGCATTCACTCGGTCTCGGGCGTGCTGAAGCGGGCGCTGTTCTCGTGGCGGGCGCGCGGCAGCAAGCCGGGTTTCGAGCTGCGGAACATCTCGGCGCGGCGCGGGAAGAAGGGCGCGGCGCGCGGGCTCGATGCGTTCTACGGGAAGTTCGTCGAATTCGGCCGCGGCGCGAGCGTCGGCAAGGGCGGCCCGCTGAAGCTCCGCGCCTCCTACAACTTCGTCGGACCCGAGCGGCTCGTGTTCCGCAAGAGCGTGAAGCCCGCGCGGCCGAAGCCGTTCCTCGGCCCCGCGTGGCAGGGGACGAAGTCTTCGGCGCTGAACCTGATCGTCGACGGCATGAAGAAGCAGGTCGCCGAGGGCGCCGCTGAGGCAGGGAAGAAGCGATGAGCGATGCGATCGAAACCGTGCGCGGGATCATCACCGGCACGCCGGCGATCACCGCCATCATCGGCACGCGCGTCTCGGCGACCGTTCAGTCGCAGGACACGCTGAAGCCGTCCGTAATCCTCAGCCTCGAGCAGTCGCCGGTCGAGAACATGAGCGGCGCGCCGACGCTGTACAGCAACACGGTGACGGCGGTCGCGCTGTCGGAGATCTCCTCGGCCGAGGCCGCGCAGATCGCCGACCTAATCCGAGACGCCGTCGCCGCTGCGGGGCACGCGTTCCTGTCGAAGTCCGAGGCATTCGATCCCGAGGTAACGCCGCCGCTCTACGTGGCGACCGCGCAGTTTCAGGTCTGGACGAACACGTAGCCGGCCCCCCGTCCCTAACTCGAATACTCCGCCGAAAGCGGGGTTCTTTCCCTATGGAGCACCGCAATGGCTGAAAAGACCCAGGGCACCACGATCCGCGTCGAGAGCACGCGCGCTGCCGCGAAGGCGATCACCGGCATCACGGCCGCGAGCCCGCCCGTGGTCACGGCCACGGGCCACGGCTACGCAAACGGCGACATCGTCATCATCTCCGGCGTGTCGGGGATGACGGAGGTGAACGACCGTGCCTTCGTCGTCGCCAACCAGGCCGCGAACACGTTCGAACTGAAGGGCGTCAACGGCACCGGGTACACCGCCTACACGTCGGGCGGCAACGCGTACAAGTGCACGATGATCGCGGTCGGCGAAGCCACGGGCGTCAACGGCTCGGGCGGCGGCGCGCAGCAGATCGACGTCACGAACCTCGGGTCGAAGACGCAGGAGACGCTGCCGGGCCTGCCGGCGCTGACCTCGCTGACGATCGACATCACGCTGAACCACACGGACGCCGGCCAGACCGCGATGCGCGAACTGTCCGAGGCGACCGCGTACAAGGCGCTGACGGTCACCACGCCGGGCGGCTACGTCCTCGCGGCGACGGGCCAGACGAGCGACTACGGCTTCAGCTTCGACAAGAACGCGGCACAGGTCGGCTCGTTCACCTTCACGTTCTACCGCAAGTTCTCCTGGTTCGCGTGATGGACCTGAAGGCACAGCTGCTCGCGGTGAGCGATCGCCGCGTGGCCCCGGTCGACGTGCCGGAGTGGAGCGTGACGGTCTACGTCCGCTCCCTCTCGCTTCGCGAGGTGTTCGAGTTCGAGCGCGAAGTGAAGGCCGCGTCGGACGACATCCCGCGGGCAACCGCGGTGCAGCTCGCGTACTACCTCGGCGACCCGGGCGGCGCGCGCCTCTTCACGACCGAAGAGGCGCTCCCGCTCATCGACCGCGATCCGCTGGTCATCCGCCGGATCATCGACGCGGCGCAGGCGCTGAACGGCCTCGGCACCGCTGAGGACGTCGCAAAAAACTAGCGTCCCAGCCGTGGCTGCGCGCCGCATACGGCGTCGCGCTGCGGCTGGGGAAGACGCTCGGCGAGATCGCCGACATGCCGGCCGCCGAGTTCATGGGCTGGTGCGCGTTCCTCGCGGAAGAAGACGAACCGAAGGCGAAGCCGGCGGACGTCGAGTCGCAACTGATCGGAATCTTCGGAGTCCCTCATGGCAGCTAGCGTCGGCTCGCTCGTCGTTCAGCTGGGCGCGAACGTCGCCCAGTTCTCGAACGACCTGAAGACCGCCGAGCGCCTGGCGACGAACTTCACGAACAAGATCGGCTCGACCCTGAAGGGTCTGCAGGCAGGGTTCGCGGGGATCATCGGCGTCGGCTTCGCGCGCGAGATCGGCGACGCGGCGGAGCGCGTGCTGCAGCTCTCCGACCGGCTGAAGATCGGGACCGGAGACCTGCAGGCGCTGCAGTTCGCGGCCGGTCAGTCGGGCCTCGAATTCGACGCGCTGGCCTCGGGCGTCGACAAGATGTTCAAGGCGCTGGACGCCGCGCGCCGCGGCGCCGCGGGGGCCTCCGAGCCCTTCGACCGCCTCGGCATCAGCGCGCAGCAGTTCGCGCAGTTGAGCCTGCCGGAGCAGCTGAACCAGCTGTCGGAAGCCTTCACCCGCATCGACGATCCCGTACAGCTGTCGGCAGCGGCAATCGCGCTGTTCGGCAAGAGCGGTACGGACCTGCTGCCGTTCCTGCGCTCCGGCCCGAACGGCATTGCCGACCTCACGGCGCGGTTCCGCGACCTCGGCCTCGAGCTCGACCGCGGCACCCTCGAGAAGCTCGACCAGACCAGCGACTCGCTCGGCGAGCTCGGGCTGGTGATGAAGAAGACCGCCTCGGAGGCGATCGCGCCGTTCGGCGACACGCTGAAGGCGCTCGCGGACGTTGCCGGCGGAGTCGCCCGGGTCTTCGGCCCGGTCCTGAACTTCGTCGTGCTCGGTTTCAAGGGCGCCGTCGAGGCGGTCGGCGCGGCACTCGCGACGTTCCTAGGCGCGACCGCGGCGCTGCTCTCGAACCTTCCCCTGGTCGGCGACAAGTTCAAGGCGGTTGCCGACTTCGCCGAAGATCTCGCGAACCAGTACGGGCTCGCGGCAATCAAGTCGATTTCGCTGGCCGGCGGCCTGAACGAGGTCGCGAAGGCGCAGGAGAACGTGAACCGGGCGCGCGCTGGCTCGCTTCAAAACCCGAACGACCTCGGCGAGATCACCGTCTCGTTCAGCTTCAAGAAGGCGGCCGCGGAGGCGAAGCGCGCGGCGGACGAACTGGCGCGCGCGATCCAGCAGGCCGACGACGCGACGCAGACCGCCACCGAAAAGACGCAGGCGAGCATCCGCGAGTTCGACGCGAACATCGCGCTGCTGCTGAAGCGGAAGAAGATCACGCGCGACGAGGCCGCGGCGCGCACCGCCGAGTTCATGGCGAACACGTTCCCTGAGATCACGGTCGACGCGAAGAAGCTCGCCGTCCCCTACGAACGCACGGTCGACGAATTCACCGAGTACACGAAGCAGGCGGCCGCGAACATTCAGGACGCGTTCGCGCAGTTCTTCTTCGATCCGTTCAAGGGCGGGCTGAAGGGCCTCGTCTCGAGCTTCGCGAACGCCGTGCGGCAGATGGTCGCGCAGATTGCGGCGGCGCAGTTCCTGAAGAACAGCGGGCTGCAGGGATTCATCACGGACTTCGTCTCGGGGATCTTCGGCGGGACGAAGGCGACGCCGCAGCGCGCGATGGGCGGGCCGGTGACGGCCGGGCAGACGTACCTCGTCGGCGAGCGCGGGCCGGAGTATTTCCGGCCGCGCGCCGCGGGCACGATTGTCCCTGGCGGGCAGTGGGGCGCCGGGATCACCTACGCCCCCGTCATCAACATCGACAGCCGCGCCGACCGTCAGCAGGTGATGAGCGACGTGCAGCGCGCGCTTCAGTCGAACAACCGCGAGCTGATGATGCAGCTTACGCGCTACAACCCGGGAATCCGTACATGACGTGGCCGACCTCGCAGATCGCAGCAACCTCGGCTGCGAACGTGTGGAACCAGCTGTGCTCGCAGGCCGCGAACCTGAAGACGAGCGCGGCCGCGCTGCGGGCGCGTGCGGCTGACGGGCAGATGACGCCGGTCGAGCTGAAGGCGTTCATCCCGGCGGTCCGCGTCGCCCGCGTGTTCCTGAACGCGAACGACGGCGACGCGAACGTGCAGGCCTACGCGCGGCTCGTAGCCGACCCGGCGTTCACGCTGGCGACCGAGTCGGCGGCGCTGAAGGCGGCCTACGCGGCGGTCGTGCAGGAGGGGCGAGCGCTGTTCAACGGCGTACAGCCCTCCATGGCCGCTGACGGCGCGGTCACCGAGCCCGCGCAGACGTACACCGCGCAGGCGGCAGCGGCATTCATCGCGGCCTGCGTGGCGCTCGAAGCGGCGGTCGCCTGATGGCTGACCTGTTCCTTCCGCCGTGGATTCGGGTCGCCGAGGCCGAGTGGCGGCTGGTCGACTTCACGGCGCGGAGCCAGACGACGCTGTCGGGCGCGCAGAAGCGCGTCTCGCGAGGGCAGCGGCTGGCGTGCTCGCTGCGGTTCCAGAACCTCGACGCGGAGCAGCGGCACGCGCTGATGGCGTGGGTCGCGGCGCTGCGCGGCGGGTACAACACGGCGATCCTGTACGACCCGGCGAACCGGCAGCGGGGGAGTTTTCCCGGCGGCGAGATGTTCTCCAACAACTCGTTCGCCGCCGGCGTGACGGGCTGGTCGACGCAGAACGCGAGCCTGAGCGTCTCGCAGGGGATCGCCCGTATCACTGGCGCCGCCGGCGTTGGCATCGCGCCCGGCATCTACCAGAGCCCGGCGCTCACGCAGTACGTGCCCTACGCACTGCGCTCGATGATCCTCGACGGCGTACCGTCGTCCGGACTGGCGGAGGGTCGGTTCGCCAACCTCGGTGCAGGTGTCAGTTCCTCGGACTACGCCGTCACGCGAGGCCTCGGTACGGTCGCATTCGTCCCGAGCAGCGCATCCCCCGGCGCACAGTTCCCGTTCGTTCTCGCGTCGTCGAGCGGTTACACGCTCGGTCAGACGTGGGCAGAACTCTCGTACGCGTCCCTGCAGCAATGCGCGCTCGTCGATAACGGGCCGAACCTGTTCACCTACTCGAATACCGGAAGCGATGCGAGCTGGGCGAAGACGAACGTCACGGCCGGGGACAACGGCAGCGCGGGTCCGTCGGGCGCGACCGATGCGCAGTACCTTCTAGAAACCGCGACAACGAGCGACCACTACATCGGCAAGTCGCGAACGGGGCTGGCCTCAGACGCGGGCGACTATGCGCTGTCGGTCTCGCTGCACGCGTCGCTCCGCTCGTGGGCATTCATTGAACTGGCCGAGAGCGTATCGGGCCATCTGACGTTCGCGTACTTCAACCTCGCGACGGGCGCGCTCGGCACCACCGGCACCACGGGCGCGAACTGGGCGAACCTCCGGACGTTCATCGTCTCGGAGGGGAGCGGCTGGTATCGCTGCACGATCGTTGCGCGCAAGGTCAGTGCGGCGACGCAGGTCTCCGGATACATCGGAGCCGCGACGGCGAACGGCACCTCGAACTACGCGGGCAGCACTGCGAGCGCAGCGATTCTCTGGTCCGATGCGTCGCTCGCGCAGTCGTCCGTCCCAGTGCGGAAGACGCGCACGACGACTACGTCGACGACGGGATCGAGCACTGCGGGCGCAGGCGGCGTGTACGTCAAGGGCCTACCGGCAAGCACCGCGGGCCTCGTGACGGCCGGCGACCGCACGGAAGTGAATGGCGAGATGAAGCTGGCGACCGCTTCGCTCGATGGTGACGCGGCGGGCCTCGGATATCTGGCGATCGAGCCCGTGCTGCGCGCAGCGCCTGCCGACAATGCCCCCGTCATCATCGGCCAGCCGACCGGCCGCTTCGTCCTCACCGAGGACGCGAGCTGGCAGACGCGCCCCGGCATGTTCTCCGACTTCGTCCTGCCGTTCATCGAAGCATGACGCGCATCGTCGACTCTGCGAACGCGACGGAACTCGCGAAGCCGGCCGTGTGGCTGGCGTGCATGGTCGAACTCGACTTTGCATCGGGGATGCTCTACGCGGCCGACACCGTCCACTCGATCAACTGGAACGGGCACGAGTACCTGCCGACCGGCGAGATCTCGTCCATCGGTGCGGTGCAGGAGGAGGTCGAGACGATCGCGCGGCCGATCGACCTCGTGCTCGGCGGTCCCTCCGACCTCGTGACGAAGGCTCGCGACGAGATCTATCAGGGCCGCGGCGTGACGATCCGCATGACCCCGCTCGACGAGAAGACCGGTCAGCCGGTCGGCACTCCCGAGACGCTCTGGGAAGGCCGGATGGACACGATGACCATCCAGGCCGACAAGAGTCAGGGAACGATCGCGCTGCGCTGCGAGCACCGGCTGCGCCGCGAGCCGCGGGTCGCGCGGTACACGAACGTCGATCAGCAGATGCTGTACAGCGGCGACACGTTCTTCGAGCACGTCTCGGAGATCGCGGGCTACGTCGCGAGCTGGGGCGCCATGCCGGTGGGGTACATGGGCGGCAGCCGCGTCTCCCTCGGCTCGCCGGGGACGGGTTCGTTCACGACGCCGATCTTCCCGCCCGGCCAGGCGTATGTGAAGCCGGGCTGATGCGTCACGCCGACTGGATCGATCGCCTCTACCGCACGGTCGAGGCGTGGACGGCTGCGCCCTTCGAATACGGCCGGCAGGACTGCGGGCTTTTCGCCGCGCGCTGTGTGGACGCGATCACGGGGTCGACATGGGAAGCGGATCTCGCAGCGGCCTATCAGGACGAGCGCACGGCGAAGCGGTTCCTCGCGGCTTCCGGCGGGATCGAGGCGGCCGTGACCGCGCGGCTCGGGCCGCCGATCGCGCGCCTCGAGGCCGGGCGCGGGGACGTGTGCCTGGTCCCGGGCGAAGGCGGGCCGGGGCTCGGCGTCTGTCTTGGTGGAACGGTGGCAGTGATGCGGCCGGAGGGCGTGCGGTACGTGCGGCTCGACTCGGTGACGAGGGCGTGGCGCGTATGAGCAAGGCCGTCAAAGAAATCGTCATCGACGTCGCGCTGTTCTACTTCGGCGGCTGGATCGCGAAGGTCGGCAAGGAAGCGAAGTGGTTGGTTCGCGTCGGGCAGGCGGTGCAGGCCATCGCCCTGACGCGCGCGATCGGCTTCGTCGCCGCGTCGATTCAGGGACAGCCGCGGAAGGTCGAGGCAGGGATTCAGGACGAGTACAGCGGCACGGTCGAGCCGCGACGCATCCTCTACGGGACCGGCCTCGTGGGCGGCATGAACGTGATTCCGCCGTGGACCTCGGGCCCGCAGAACGAGTACATGCACCAGGTGCTCGCGCTCGCCGGCCACGAGATCTCCGCGATCTCGTCGGTCTACCTGAATCAGGAGCAGGTCACCTCCTTCGGCTCGATCACGGGCACGCAGGACGACGGCCTCGTCACCACCAGCTCGTTCGCGAACAAGATCTGGGTGCGCCGCTACCTCGGCACCTCGACGCAGACCGCCGACTACATCCTCTCGACGGCGTTCCCGACCGCGTGGGATTCGACGCACCGCGGCCGCTCGGTCCCGTACATCGCGCTGCAGTACAAGTACGACACGACCGTCTATCGCAACGGCAAGCCCTCGTGCCGCGCGCTCGGCGACTTCAAAAAGGTCTACGACCCGCGGAAGGATTCTACGAACGGCGGCAGCGGCTCGCACCGCGTGGCGACGCCGTCGACGTGGGAGTTCAGCGCGAACCCCGCACTCGTGCTGGCCGACTACCTAATCGACGACGTGCTCGGCCTCGGCGAGGACGACACCCGCATCGACTGGACGCTGGTCGCCGCGGCCGCGACTGTCTGCGACGAAGACGTCGTCATCCCGCCGGGCTCGGCCACCGAGAAGCGGTACCGCTGTTTCCTCGCGCTCTCGGCGACCGACGCCTACGAGGCGAACATCGACGCGATCGCCCAGACGATGCGTGGGTACTGCCTCTACTCCGGCGGGAAGTGGCGGATGTACGCGGGCGCCTGGCGCTCGACCGAGTTCGCGCTGACCGACGACGACGTCACGGGCAAGGTCGAGGAGCGCACCGCGATCCCCTACAAGGACTGCTGGAATGCGGTCCGCGGCCAGTACCTCGAGCCGTCGCTGCTCTTCCAGCCGGACGAGTATCCGGTGATCCGCAACCTCACGGACGAGAGCGACGACGGCGAGGGTCCGGTCTGGCGCGAACTGAACAACGGCGGCGTGACGTCGAAGTACCAGGCGCAGCGCGACGCGATCGTCCTGCAGCGCATGTCCCGCCGGAAGAAGCGGATCGTAGTCGACTGCGGCCTGTCGGCGTTCAAGATCCGCCCGGGCGATACCGGCACGATCACGCTGGAGGCGTGGGGCCTGCCGACGACGACGGTGCGCTGCACCTCGTGGACGTTCACGCCCGACGGTAGCGTCTCCCTGACGCTTGACGAGGCGAGCTCGGCCGACTGGACGGACCCGGCCCGCGTCGACTACCAGACCCCGGCGACGGGCTCGGGCGTGTCCGCGGCCGCGATGATCCCCGCGTTGACGACGAACATCACGACGGTCGGCGTCGCGGATGCGGTCGTCGTCTCGTGGACCTACCCGCAGAACCACGTCCCGGGCTCGCTGTACCAGGTCTACGAATACACGGCCGCGACCCCGTTCAGCTCGGCGACTGCGGTCGGACCGAAGACGACGCAGTCCTCGATCTCGCTCCCGCGCACCTCGACGACCACGGCGTACTTCTGGGTCGCTGCGGAGTTCCCGAACGGGCAGACGTCGAATGCTGCGATGAGTTCGGTCTCTGGCGTCGCCGGCGCGGCGATCGCCATCACGACGGGCTTCCGGATCACCGTCACGCCGACGTCGGTCTCGAAGACCGTCAAGACCGCAGGCACGACGACGGCCTCCGTCACCGTCACGCCGATCAACCCGGCCGGCTCGGTCTCGTACACGTGGACCGCGGTCAGCGGCGACACGGAGATCTCCGTGGACTCCGCGAGCTCTGCGACGACCACGTTCAGCGCGACCGGCATGGTCGATGAGACGACGTACTCGCGCATCTTCCAGGTCTCGGCCTTCGACGGCACGACCACGAAGACGCAGAACGTGAACGTGATCTGTCGCCGGACGTCGTTCTCGTGATCCTCGTGCACGTGCTGCTATGGATCGTCGAGGCGCTGGTCGGCGCGGTCCTCTGGATCCTTGGATGGCCGGTCTGCATGACGCTCGCGCTGCGCTCGAGCTGGGTGATGCAGGAGTCGCGCTTCTACCTCGACCCGTACGGCAAACCGCGGCTGCTGTTCCAGTGGGAGCCGCGCTGGGCGTGGAAGCTCTACGGCAACGATGAGGACGGCATCGACGGCTCGCCGGCGTTCATCGTCGCGCATCGTCACGTGCCGCACTGGGCCCGCGTCGTGCTCTGGTCGGCGTGGCGCAATCCGGTGAATAACCTCCGCTTCGTGTGGCCGTTCGGCATCCGGATCGAGTCGGCGCGGGTGCGCGCGGCCGGCAACTGCGCCGACGCCGACGAGTGGGACGGCACACGGACGCTCTGGTCGTACGCATGGCAGGGCCCGTTCGCCGGTGTGCACATACGTACGCGGTTCTTCGCTGACCGGAAGGTCGCGATCACGTGGCGCCGCATCTGGCGCGTACCGCTGCCGGTGCGGGTGCAGCTCATCCAGTGGCGCTCGTACTTCAACGCACGCATCGGCTGGAAACTGAAGCCGCGCGACGCCGCCTTCGTACCGGCAAGCGACTACCGATCGAAGGGCTGCGGCACCGGCCTGCAGCTGCAGTTCCGTGGAGGCCCGAATTGAACGACGAAGCTGACAAGCCGGAGATCCGGTTCGGTGTGCTCTCACTCGGCGACCTGATCGCACTCGGCGGCGTCATCTTCATGGGCGGCGCCCTCTGGTTCCAGGTCGGCCTGATGCAGCACGAGCAGGAGAGGCTCGGGCAGCGCGTGTCTGCGCTGGAGCAGGTCGTGCCGAGCGAGTACGTGCGCCGACAGGACTATCGCGAGGACGTTCGCGAGATCAAGGAACTGCTGCGGCGCATCGAGGTGAAGGTCGACTCGAAGCAGGATCGCAAGCCATGAGCTCCCGCCGGATCGAGGATCTCCGCGCGCCGTTCAGGCTTCGCGCGGAGAACTGGCAGCGCGCGTGTGCGGCCGCCGGGCTCGAGGTGCTCGTCTACTGCACGCTTCGCGACCTGAAGGAACAGGAGCGCCTGTACGCGCAAGGCCGCACGACGCCCGGCCCGATCGTCACCTACGCGAAGCCCGGCGATTCTGCGCACAACTACGGGCTCGCACTCGACTTCGTCCCGATGGCCGGCAGCAAGCCGCTCTGGGCGCCGGGCTCGACGGCGTACGTGAAGGCGATCGCGCTCGCGGCCGACGAGGGCATGGAGTCCGCGTCGACGTGGTCGAAATTCAAGGAATGGCCGCACCTGCAAGAGCCGGGCTGGCGCCAGTACATCTGACCGGAGGTATCCCGTGGATCTGAGCATTCCTTCGGTCGAGTCCGTGCTGGCCTTCGCCGGTCGCTGGCCGATCCTGCTGTCGATCGTCGTCGCGGGCGCGGCAGGCTGGATCCTGACCCTGGTCGTCGAGCGGTACTTCCTGCCGACCGTGCACGACCCCGAGGCCATCCGGCACCAGAAGGGCGCGACGTTCGTCATCAACTGGGCGCTCGGCACGCTGCTGACCTCGATCCTCTGGGATGCCCTGGTCGACGACGTGCCGCTCGTGACCCGCCTCGAGGTGTCGGTCGTGGCGGCGATCGTCACGGCGTTCCTGTACCCGATCCTCGCGCGCCTCGCGACCGCGAAGTGGCCGGCTATCGGCAGCGCGTGGCAGCCGCGGGAGTAGCGCCGTGTGGATGCTCGCCCTCGGCTTCGCCCGGAAGCACTGGGACCTGGTCGCGATCGCGCTGATCGGTGTCGTGCTCGCGGGCTCCGCGGTCACGTTCCACGTGCAACGGAACGCGGCCAGGCACGAGCTCGCCACGCTGAAAGCGCAGGCTGCCGCTGACGCGGCCGTGCGGGCGGCGCTGGTACGCGAGGCCGAGGCTCGGGTGAAGGCGGCGGAACGGCAGGCACTGGAGGCCGCACGCTCGGCCGAGGAACGCTATGAACAGCTTCGGCAGGACTACGGCGACACTGCTCGCGATCTCGGTACTCGTCTCGGGGTGTGCCTCGCAGCCGACGCTCCCGGTGCCGGGCCCGGCCCGGGCGGAGCCGCCCCCGCAGCTGATGGCGCCGGCCCAGTACCCGGCGGCAGCGGACCGGCTGCGATCGCTGCTGCCTCGACTGCCGTCTTCGCCGCCTGCGCCGACGACTCCGCCCGGCTGACCGCGATTCAGCAGTGGGTCAGGGACCGGCCGTAGCCGGCAGCACGAACGGCTTCGGCGGCTCGACCTTGCAGGTCAGCCAGAACTCGGCGGCCCGCAGGTTCGGGATCTTCTCCGCGCGCCGGATCTCGCAGTCCTTGCCGTGCTTCTGCAGGTAGGCGTTCATCCCGGTCTCGTAGATGAACAGCGCGTCGCCGACCGGGATCAGGCCGAACGTGGCGGCCTCCGTGATGTCCTGCCCAAAGGACGAGCCGAGGGTCTGCGTGACGATGTACCGCTGCCAGTCGTGCGGGTGCATGGTCACGATGTAGGTCCGCGGCTTGTCGGCCGTGGCCTTGATCTCCTCGCCGTTCCTGATCGACCCGTACGCCGGGTCGAACGACGGCGTACTCGCGCACCCGACCAGCATCAGCGCGGCGACCGCCGCAAGCATCCTGCGCATCATCCCTCCCTCGGCCGCCGTTCGTCGCGGCTCGCTCATCCTACGACAGCACCCGGGGCCGATCGTGCCATCGGCTTGTTCGCGTGCGCGGCCCTGATCCGCTCGCACGCCGTCTTGAAGTAGGCCGGCTCCCGCTCGATCCCGACGAACGGCAAACCGAGCGCGGCACAGGCAACGCCGGTTGTTCCGCTGCCCATGTACGGGTCCAGGACCGTGCCGGAAGCCTTCACGCGCTGCAGGCACCACGCCATCAGCGAAATCGGCTTCTGCGTCGGGTGCGCCGTCTGCCCGAAGTTCTCGGCCATGCGGGCAGGGGGGGGGGAACTGCTTGCGGTGCGCGTAGACACCGTGACCGCCCTTCATCCAACCGACCTCGCAATCGGATAGGAACGTGCCGAACAGATGGTCGGCTTTCTTGATCCACACCAGAGTCGTGCCCACGGGCAGCTTCGCGGCGTAGTGGTTCGCGCCCCATAGCACCACCTTCGGGTAGACCAGCCACGGCGACGGGTCGAACGGCTCGCGGTCGCCGTGAATCTCCGGCCAGTCGTCGCGGCCGTCGCCGCGATTCGTCACGAGCTTTCCACCTGAGTAACGCTTGGAGTCGGTGTCCCAATCCATGCCGTACGGCGGATCGCTGACGACCGCATCCACACCTTCCAGCGTGGGCGCGATCTCTCGGCAGTCTCCGAGGTAAAGCACAGCGGTTCCGATGCGTTCGATCATTCAGGGAGATGCTGATGCGCTGTCAGCGCGACACACGAACGTCGGCGTCCGGGTTGGCCTCGCACGCGGCAAGGTACTCGGCGACAAA